GTACATCTGCTCTTCGCTTTCGCTCGAGCTTTTTTAAGTCTTAGAACATAATCAAGTGCGAAGCACTGTAAATATTATCTAGATTGTGTAGTCACACTTAGCCCTGACGGGCTAAAAATGAACATTATCTGAGTTGAGCAGTTCACTTAACGTTACAGCATTACAGTGGCGGTTGTCCGGTACCACGAGCTGAGTCTTAATTACAACGGCGGGTCTAATAGCATACGTTAACATACTAATAGCCGCGGGTATTTCTCCCTCTTTTAGCCTTTAAAAATATTTTTCTCTTTAAAATCAAACGGGTTTACAATTAATGTAAGGCATATCCCATCAACGTCTGTTACGATAGTGATTTTAAACCCTTCCGCCAAGGTAAGGAATTCCATTGACTGCGATCCGTGATCCAGCTTTAAGGGCACAATTTAGTCGCCTGTGCGGGCTTATTTGGCAGTTAAAATGCCTGAATTATTGAGCCTTGAGTATATGCGAACCATGTACACGGACAGATATCTGGCCGTTATAATAGTCTTTTGATTCTAGAACTTTGCGGGTGAATTGTTCTCTGGCCTCGATGTAAGAGCATTGCGCCTTGCTTGTGCAGTAATATAGGATTTCTCGAGTGAAGTTTTCTTTGCCTAATTTCAATACGTCCACGTTTAATTCTAGATTCGAGCCATAATAATCTCGCCAATCTGAATCAATTTTTGATCGTATTTTCTTTTTTTTCTTAGTTCCGTTCTTAAGTTTAACTACTTTGTAGGTAGTTTTTGCGAACTTGGCTAATTTTTTGCCTATATACATGCGTCCAGAGATTGTATTGGTTATCAGATATACAAACCCTACACAATCGTCGGGTAAGGTTTCTACTTGTGTATTCTGATAAGTCCAATGCATACACTAATTAGTGTCTGCGTCTCCTGACCCCTGCTTCTTTTGAGCCTTAGCGGCGTCAACATCGTGACGCCATTCTTGTATTAGTTTGCGCCTTTCACGTGCTAGGATACGAATCTGGGCAAGCCAGTATCGTGTTTGTTCCCCAGCACGGCGTGTGCCTTTATTGATCCATCGCTGATTTGCTTTGAAGTACTCGTTAAATGCCCGCATGATCTGCGAGTGAAGTTCTTCATCCTGAGGAATCATTTCTTAGTTTGTTCCCTGGTCAACACGGGTTCTTCTTGATATGCATATCCAGTCGGAGTATTCATGTTCCAACTGTCTGCTGTAAAAATGCGTACAGGTTTCCAATACTTGTGAATGATATTGTTAGCAACAACAACACCTGCTAGTATAATCAAAAATCCCATTACTGTTAAAATACTTCCCGCTAAAAACACGGCCGCTTGATCCATATTCATTATTCTGTTACCTCCAAATCATTTGCGTAACTGGTAAAGCCATTTTCTTTAATAACTTTAAGTACGTTGTTAACTCGCCCAATCAGTTCGTCTTTATGACTGATTAAGAAGATGTTCTTTTTGCGTTCACGGCTCATCTTTTTAAGCACGGCTAGCGCACCTTCAACACCTGATGCATCTAAACCGTTGTCAATAAGTTCGTCAACAAACAACAAGTTGATCTGCTGATACAACGACTCCCATACATCACGGAAACTCCATGACAACCCTAGTATAAGACGATTACGTTCTCCTCGACTTAGGTTATCAAAATCTAAGTCTTGCCCTAGCTGTGTTATCTCAACTGTTAGGTCATTTTGGAATACCACTGTATGCGGTAAGCCCATCTTATCAAGATAATAAGTTAGACGATTGTTCAAATAAGCTAGGTTTTGATCTATAATCTTTTTGCGTATAAAGCTATCTTTGCTGGTTAATAGTTTAAGTAAAAACTCTTGATGGTCTTTAAGCGTGTTAAGTTCATTGACTCTATCCCATGAAATTTCTTGCATGGCAGTATGACGTAGTTCGTCAATTTGTTCTTGATAAGGATCTGCCTCGCCTGCTTTAACAGTCAATTGTGTTTCAAGAGTTTTTAAATTATTCTGATGTTTAAGAGCGGCTTCAACAGTATCATAGTAAGTTTCCGGACGAGTATTTACTTCGCCGATAGCATCTATTTCTGTTTGTATTTTATTACGATCTTTAGTAACTTTATCAAAGTACTTTTGTGCATCAGCCAAGTGTTGTTGAGCTGTGGCAGACATTTCTTCATGCTTGTGATCATGTAGTTCTTGTTCACAAGCGTGGCATTTCTTGTCTTTCAACTTAGCAAGCTCGTCAGCGTATTTTTTTACGCTTCGCTCCGCTTGCGCTGTTGCGCTGTCTAGCGTTGCCCGCTCCTTAGCGAGGCTTTTCAGCTTTGCTGACTTTTCTTCGAAAAGTTTTAGTTCGCTATGCTTGGCAAGCTCGGCTTCAATATCCACGTTTTCGAGTTCAATAATAGCTCGTGCAGTTCTTTCAATATCCGCTTCATGCTGAGTATTCCAAGCATTTTGTCTTGTAATTAAACTGTCAATACTGACTTGAATCTTTTCGTTAGACTTTTTAGCGGCCTCAATATCTGCGCTTTCTTGTAGCACTTGATCTTTAGTTGTTCTAATTAGTTCTTTAAGCGTTTCTGCTTTTTCACTTAGAATAGTTATGCCCAATAACTGTTCAATAATGGCACGTTGATCATTGGCCCGCATACTTAAAAACGGCTCTGTATAAGTGTTAAGCGCAACAATATGTTTGAACATATCGTGACTCATACCCAACAAATCGTCTAAGTCTTTTTGCGTTTCACGCATATCGCCTTGTGCGTCATCTGTTTCTTCCGCTTCTTGTTCTTGATCATTAACGTAGAATTTCATAAGCGTAGGTTTGCGCCCACGCTCGATGCGATAATCAATGCCGTCTTTTTCAAACGCCAATGTAACCAACATGTTTTTATTGTTGATCTTGTTGATGAGATTATCTTTTTTGATGTTGGTCAGTGCATTGCCAAATAGTGCATAACTGAGTGCGTTAACGATTGTGGTTTTACCTGTGCCGTTTCTGCTACCGTTATCATCACCACCTTGATCCAAGTTTTCACCCAACACCAGCGTTAAGTTTTCTTGTGCAAAATTTACAGCCTGGGTTTGATTGCCCACGCTCATGAAGTTTTTAACGGTTAATTCTTTAATCTTTATCATAGGCTATTGTAAATTTCCAACAAGGTATTCTTATTATACGTGTCCGAGTCAATGTTTACAATCTGATTGGAAACAATCTGGTCTACACTTTCAAACGCTTGGATATCGATATTAGTATTAATTTCAACTTCTTTGCGTTCTGCAATCAAAGTAAGTTCTCGGATATCATAATCTGTAATAAACTTTTCTTTGATAAAACTTGCTTCTTCATAACTGATATCAATATCCAATGCAACACGCAAATGTTGTTTAGGTTTGATAATAGTATCGGCTTCGTCGATTAGTCGACTTAGTGTAACTGTTCGGAACGTAGGTTGAGCCGGCCAACTGTGATACTCTGGTTCACCGTTCCATTCTAAAATCATCATGCCACGGTCGTCATCCCATGCATCTGCGTAATTGTGCGGAAATGCATTGCCAATATAAATCATGTTCTTTTGTTGCTGACGCTTGTGAAAGTGCCCGCTAAAACCAAGCTCGTATCCTTTAAAACTATCCAATGCAATCTCACCATGATCCGGCATCTGCACCATAGCGTTCATGAAAAAGCTAGGAAGCTCAAAGTGACCAAAGATATATTTGCCGCCTTTTTTGCCTATTGTTTTCCACTCGTCGCCAACCAGCCACGGACAAAGGGTAACATCTCCCACAGTAATAGGCTCGTGTACGACAGTAATGCCAGGGATGTATTTTCCAAATTCCACACTGTGGATGTCCCGTTTATCTTTGTAATACAAATCATGATTACCAGGAAAGAAAAAGAACTGATCAAACGCCTGCCCCAACTTTTCCAGGGCCCTAAGACTGTAATCCATTGTAGTAATATTAAGGCTATTACGGTTATGGTGCCAGTCACCCATAAAGATACCTGTATCACAACCTTTCTCCTTTGCTTTAGCAATATACCAATCTACAAAATCTTCACAGTCTTGGTTGTGTACTGAACTGTTAGATTTTAAACCAAAATGTATGTCTGTAAAACAAGCAACTTTTTTAAACAGTTGGGTCATTCGATATGTCCTCGTTGTGTCGTTTCAGTGCGGCCGCATGCTCACCTGCGCCAGTACGTGAATAACTTGGATTCATTCCGTTCATTTCTAGGATGTCGTCACGAATATTTTGGTTGCGCTTTTCAATATTAATAACCCGCACAAAACTATTAGTAACTGCGGCAGTAAAATAAGCAAACGGATTATCGCTTTTAGATTCGTCAAATTGTAGTCCTACTTGTGTTAGCTGTAAAATGGCTTGCCCACGCATTTCATCATTATAAGTATAGCCACGAACGTTGCCTCGGGTAGCGTATCGTTCGCACAGTTTAATCATCATGCGGGCTAGTGTAGGTGTAATTTGTCCAGCATCTTTGTCAAACTTACCTTTTTCCAAACTTCCCTTCCAGTGGCTTTTGCCCACACAGATTAGCTCATCTTCTTCATTAAATTTCCAATGCTGGAATGGTGGAAAGTTGACCTTATCTCTATGGTCTGCTAGACTTTTTGGATTTTTCTTGCGTGTATTGTTAAGCGGAATATGATCAAATGTCATAACTCTAAACACTAAATCTAGCTTTTGAATCTTCTTATAATCAACTTCGCAGTCGGCTTGTTTGACTTTTTCGCCAGCACGTTTGCGAGTTTGATATTCTAAATCGCCTATTCTTTTAGCCTGATTTCGTTTGGCTTCTGCTATAGTGCGTATATTTATTTTGTCTAAACTTGGCAAAATAATGTCATATTGATGATATTTTGGATCGGTAAAACTACAATAAGAGCTTTTACTACGGTGTATTTCCAGTAGCATGTCTTTATTGTTTAAGTAGTTAATTTTTGCTGTCATTAAAGAGTCCTCGTAAAGTAAATTATAAACTACGCACAGATTAAAGTCAAATAAATAGAGTATCAGGAGAACCAAATATTATGGGTCTATTCAATACAGCACAAGGATTAAACCAAGTACTAGGCAGTGCGCAAACTGCATTTGGTGCGATAGAAATTGCCAGAAGTTTGCCGACACAACTTGAAGGTCTTAATGCCTTCAGTGCAGACAACATTCGTACAATTGGCTTGCCTACAGCAGGAGAAGCAGTAGGAGACATATATAGTGCGGTGGCTAGTTTTGGTGGCGGAGATGCCCCTAGCAACGATTGGCGTGTTAGACTAAGTTTGCCCAAGTGGCCTTCCTTTAGAACAAGTCCGGTATTAAAGCCTTTGAAAGATTCAGGAGGTTTGATTTTTCCGTATACTCCAACTATAACAATAAATCAGCAAACAACATACTCACAAATGGCTCCTATTCATAACAATTATGCCTTTCAAGCATTTAAAAGTAGTGATCCAGGAACTATACAAATTGCGGCACCGATGTATGTTGAAGATGCTGAACAAGCATTGTATTGGATTGCAATGTTACATTATTTAAGAAGTGTTTCCAAAATGTTCAGCGGAAATGATCCAAAAGCTGGTAATCCGCCTCCTATTGTAAACTTAAACGGCTATGGAAATTTTGTGTTTAAAAATATACCAGTTGTCATAACCGGTTTTAACATTACATTAGAAAAAGATTGTGATTACATTGGATGTAATGTTGTAGGCAGTGCAATGGGAGCAGTATCGGGACTAGCAGATACAATTGGCGGCCTTGCAGATAACTTTGGTTTAGAAGATATTAGTAGTGTATCAGGAACACTTGGACAGATTGCAGGGTTGTTAGGAACGTTTGGCATTGGCGGCAGTACAAGCGGCGGTGTAACACATGTTCCTACAAAGAGTACATTTACAGTAACATTAAAACCAACATACAGCAGAACAAATGTTCGCAAGTTTAGCTTAGATCAATTTGTAACCGGCGGCTATATGTCTGGTTCAACAGGATACATTTAATATGGCTCGATACAGTGATAGTAGTCCGTGGTCTATAACACCATTTAAACAAAACTATCTTGATATTTTTAGTATCAGGACTGTTAGTGCAGAGTCGGATGACTTTTTATACACCATCCAACCTCAGTATAACTTGCGTCCAGATTTGCTAGCATATGACTTGTACGGTGATCCTGCACTATGGTGGGTATTTGTTCAACGAAACATGGACATATTACAAGATCCTATTTTTGATTTTACAGCAGGTACAAAAATTTATATTCCAAAAAATAGTAGCCTTACAGAAATGCTAGGAATTTAATATGGCAAATAATGATGTTAAAGAAACAAGTACACCTGCCAGCGCCACAAGCCAATCTCAATCATCTAACAATGTGGCCACAGGAGCAGTTTCTGCACTAAGCGTTGGCGCTGGACTTGCCGGTGCATTGGGATTTAATGTTAATACCGGCTTCAAAGCACCCATGGGAAATCCCTTGCACAAATATGCAAGTTATACTCAAATTTTTACGCTGGCAATTTTAACTCCGGATTTAATTGCCAACCCTGACAAATATATTCTTAAAAAAACACCACTGCCTATCATTTTAAGATCAGCAGGCGGCAATCCAACAAACAGAGTTAAGACACCGTTTGGTAAATTTGATTTTTTCATTAACGATTTAGAAATTAAAAGTGTTTATGGATTTACACAAGGGTTAGGCAATACAAATGCCACGCTATTTGATTTTACTGTATCGGAACCTTTTAGCATGGGAATGTTTCCTATAGCTTTAAACGTTGCGGCGCAAAGCGTTATACCAAAATTTACGTACACTAGTTTTATGGATGCTACTTTCTTATTGAAGATTGAATTCATGGGTGAAGATCAAAATGGTAATATGATAAAAATACCAAACACTGATAAATTTTTACCTATAAAATTTAGAAGAGTAGACATGAGTGTTACAGAAGCAGGGGCTACTTACAAGTGCCAAGCACATGCCGCAGGAGATTCGCCGGCGATGAGATCAAATTCAAAACTTTTAACAAACATAACTGTTAAAGGTAGTACTGTTCAAGAAATATTACAAAGAGGCCCTGAAAGTTTACAAGCAATTATCAATGGCAGATTAAGAGAAACTGCTAAAGCGTTAGATAAGAATGGTAAAACTACTACAGTTGCCGACGAAGTAGTAATATTATTTCCATCAACAGACGACAAAGATATAAAAGACTCCGTGGAAGGCGAAAACGAAAAAGACACAAAGGCTTCAGCCGCGGCTCCTCCAAAGAACGATAACAAATCAACAGTTGTTGATAATTCTGAATTATTTGCAAAATTAAATCTAAGTCGAGGTGATGTAAAATTAAACAGCGAATCGTTAATACAAAAACAAATTAATTCAATAGGCGCGGCCAGCATGGGATATGATGCTGAACGTCAAGCTAAAACTGCCGCCGCTAACAGTGCCGATGTAGTTCCGCAAGAAGGCGCAAATGCAGGAAAAGTAGACCAATCAAAAACCTCAAAGAAAAATCCAAAAGTTAGTGAACACACTTTGCCACAAGACACTACAATACAAAATGCTATCAATCAAATTATTATGGTTAGTGATTATGGAGTCGACCAGCTTAAAGCACCAGCCGACGAAAACGGCATGAAAAAATGGTGGAGAATTGAAACAGCATATTACGAACTAGCGCAGACCGCAAATAAAACAACAGGTCAATGTCCAAAATTATTTGTTTACAAAGTAGTTCCTTACCTGTACCATCATACTAATTTTCCAATCCCAGGCTCCGCAAGTCAAACGTATAGTCGACTACTTAAACAATGTATTAAAGTTTATAACTATATTTTTACTGGTAAAAATCAAGATATTTTAAAATTTAATTTAGACTTCGATGCTAAATTTATGGTTGGCATTACTAACGACCTCGGTAATGTGCCAGAATCTGCTCCAACTAAAGGCGGCGCCCTTGCCGCAAATGCCGGACAAGAAGGCGGAGATTTTAAAGAAACTGGCAAAGGTGGTTTTAACTATGCGTCTACCTATACAGCTACCCACACATCTTACGATAAACAAAGTCAAGGCGGAGACGAAACTCCAGAGATTAGATCAGTGCGTATGATGTATGATGCTTTAACTTACGGATCTGATTTGCAAAATCTTGAAATGGATATAGTAGGAGATCCGTACTATCTAACTAGTAACGGCGTAGGAAATTATAGTGCTAAACCCGATGCAAATTTAATGAATATTAATTCTGACGGCAGTATAAATTATCAAAACGGCGAAGTTGATATTGCCGTTATTTTTAAAACTCCGTTAGATGTTAATCCAAGTACCGGTTTATATACTATGACTGGAAAAGCTGTTGGCGAATTTAGCGGCTTGTACAAAATAAAAACAGTAACCCATAGATTTAAAGACGGACAGTTTACACAAACTATCTCCGGCTCTCGCAGGTCATTTACTAAAGACGATAAAAAGACAAAAGTATACGATCCTACTCCGGTAGTAGTATCAGAAGCAACACAAGCAGTAGTCGACACCGGCACAGCAACAGCATAAGAGAAAACATATAATGGGATATCAAGATTTTAGTAACCAACGCCCTGCCGCTAATATTGCGCCCAGTGGCAAAAACCCTGGCCCATTTTTAGCTAGAGTAATTGACAATAGAGACCCCGATAGAGAAGGTGCTATACGTGTTCAGATCATTCACGAAGGTTCAACTGGATCAAGAGCATTAGGCGAATCTATAACAGCTTATTACTTGAGTCATTACTGGAGTGGTACAGCACAAGAGTACAATGGGTCAGAGGATTCGTTCCAAGATACACAAAAAACTTGGGGCATGTGGATACCAACTCCTGAAATAGGATCAATAGTTGTAGTGATTTATTTAGAAGGCAATAGCGGTCGTGCGTTATGGCTTGGCGGCATTATTCATTCGCAAATTGACAAATATAAAAATTTTGCTGTACCTGACAGTGCGGCCACAACATATAATACAGATGATAATAGTAAACGTTTACCAGTGGCAGAGTACAATGCTAACACTCAAGAAAGCGGTCCTCCAGAAACTACACTTTTAAAACCTGTTAATCCTATCAAAGAAATTTTTGATGCTCAAGGACTTTTAGAAGACGACACTAGAGGAATCACATCAAGTAGTGCTCGTAGAGAAACTCCTAGCAAAGTATTTGGATTTAACACGCCAGGCCCAATTGATTATGCAAGTCCTAAAAAAGATACAGGAACTCCAGGAAATGTAAATTTAGCATTTGTACACAAGTTAGGCGGCAGTTCGTTTGTAATGGATGACGGAGATGATACATTTTTTAGAAAAACTCCTGCAAGTGAAGGTCCTCCGGAATATGTAGAAGGATTAGGCAAGGGTGATGATACCATTCCACACAATGATTTAGTACGTATCAGAACACGCACTGGGCACCAAATACTTTTACATAACAGCGAAGATTTAATTTATATTGGCAATGCTAAAGGTACAACTTGGATAGAACTAACCAGCAATGGTAAAATTGATATCTATGCTAAAGATAGTATCAGTATACATACAGAAAATGATTTAAACATTCGTGCTGATAATGATATTAATTTTGAAGCAGGCAAAAATATCAATTTAAAATCTAATGGCAAGACACATTTAGAATCTAAACTTGATTTAGAAATTTTGTCGTTAGCCGGAGCAACTGTTTCAGCAACCAAAGCAATAGGTATGATATCTGCTGACAATCTTATTATAAATGCCCAGATGGTACATTTGAATAGTCCAGGGCAAGTAGTAATACCACCTATACCTTTAAAAACACATTTGAATCTTACAGAAGTAGAAGGTACAACGATTGAATCTATACTGTTACGTATTCCTACTCACGAACCTTGGCCATGCCATGAAAACTTAAATCCTGCAGACTTTATGCCGGAAAAAACTAATATTACAACAGGATCCGCCGCCTCAGCACCAAAGTACTGGAAGTTATACTCTGCACCGGCAGACACCTTTAAACAAGGAAATTAATTATGGCATCAACATTATACGATAAAATTACATTACCGGCTGTGCCAGTAACTGCCACACCAATCCCGCAAGCATACAAAGGATTTAGTACAGTTAATCAAGCATCACAAGGATATGCATTATATGATTTAGAATTAATTAAGCAAGATTTACTTAATCAATTTCATACCCGTAAGGGCGAGCGTTTAATGAATCCTAACTTTGGAACAGTAATTTGGGACAATTTATTTGAGCCAATGACAGAAGATCTTAAACAAACTATTGTATCTAATGTTAACGAAATTATCAATTACGATCCTCGTTTGGTTGCAAAAAATGTCATTGTTACCACCTATGAAAGTGGAATACAGATAGAATGTATATTGCAATACCTGCCCTACAACATTCAACAAAGCATGCAATTACGCTTTGATCAAACAAACGGACTACTGTCTACATAATATACGTACATATTAAAAATCAATAAATATTGATAATAGGATAAAACATGAGCGCAACAGATAGACAAAATAGACTGCTAGTAGCCAAAGATTGGACTAAGGTATACCAGTCTTTCCGCAATGCAGATTTCCAAAGCTACGACTTTGAAAATATTCGTAGAAGCATGATTGACTATCTACGCCAAAATTTTCCAGAAGATTTCAACGACTACATTGAATCAAGCGAATACCTTGCCCTAATTGACCTTATTGCTTACTTGGGCCAAAGCATAGCTTTCCGTGTTGATTTAAATGCCCGTGAAAACTTCTTAGAACTAGCAGACCGTCGTGATAGCGTATTGCGTCTAGCACGTATGCTGTCTTATAATGCCAAGCGTAACCAAGCTAGCAAAGGCATTTTAAAATTTACTTCCGTACAGACCACACAAAACGTATTAGATTCTAACGGCAGAAATTTGTCTAATCAAATTATTAGTTGGAACGATAGCAGTAATAATAATTGGTACGATCAGTTTATTTCTGTTATGAACTCGGCATTCCCAGCTAATCAACAATTTGGTAATCCTTCAGATAGCGCAACTATCTATGATGTTCCAACAGAACAATATAAATTTAACAGCACTAATAATTCAGTTCCTGTTTACGGATTTACAAAAACAGTTAACGGTTCTAGAATGGATTTTGAAGTTACTAGTACAACGTTCAGTGGTCAAGATTACATCTATGAAGATACTCCAAAAATTGGTAATCCAATGGCTTGCATTTATAAAAATGACGGCCAAGGATCAGCAAGTAACAATACTGGATTTTTCTTTTACTTTACACAAGGTACATTAAATCACGGATCGTTTACAATCACCCAACCTACAACTAGTGAATCGATAGATTTAGATTCTACTAATATTAATGATACAGATGTATGGTTATATAAAGTTAATCAACAAGGAGTTGAATCAGAATTATGGACTCCAGTACCTAATTTAACAGGTAATAACATTATCTATAATAGTCTTAATAAGTCTATTAAAAACATTTATAAAGTAATTACTCGCGCAGGCGACCGCATCAGCTTATCATTCAGCGACGGTACATTTGGAACAGCTCCAATTGGAACATTTAGTGTTTATTATAGAACTAGTAACGGATTGTCATATGTTATTAATCCTCAAGACATACGAGGTGTTTCTCTTACTATACCATATGTTTCTACTCTTGGCCAAGCAGAACAGCTAACAATTACGTTAGGGTTACAATCTAGTGTTGACAATAGTTCAGCAACTGAAAGTAACGAAACAGTTAAAGCAAATGCTCCTGCAACATACTATACACAAAACAGAATGATCACTGCGGAAGATTATAATATAAGTCCGCTTTCAGTAAGTCAGGAAATTGCAAAAATAAAAGCAGTTAATCGTAGTGCCAGTGGTATAAGTCGTTATCTTGATTTAATTGATCCTACTGGAAAATACAGCAAAACAAATTTATTCGCAGACGACGGCGTCCTATATCAAGAAGTGTATACTGTAAACACAACATTTACGTATGCTAGTAGAACTGATATTCAGGGAATAATTGTTAATAAAATCTTTGATATTTTATCCGACCATGATTTAAGAAATTTTTATTACTCAAAATTTACAAATATTAGCACAACGTTATTAGATATTTCATGGTATAATGTAACTAATGATTCGTCATTTTCTAACGGATATCTTGGATCGACAATAGATAAAAAACCATATTTGTTATCGTCTTATACTAATACTGCACTGCGATATGTATCAGTAGGTTCGTTGGTTAAATTTGAAGCACCATTAGATGCCGATGGCAATGCGCAAGTATTTGACAGAAATAACGGCAACGCATTAATTAAAAAAACAGCCATCGCAAAATCAAATACTAGTGATTATATATGGGCTGAAATTGTAACATTAACAGGTGACGGAACAGCGGCAGGCTCTGGAATATTATCAGACGGTTCTGGCCCAGTATCATTAAACGATTCAATCCCAACAGGCGCAATTGCAACACGAGTTGTTCCTGTGTGGAAAACAATTATTGGAAGCTCAGTTGTTACTACAATGACTGATCTTATTGCCAACAATACACCTTTTGGTTTGCGATATGATATTAATAATCAGTCTTGGCAAATTATATTCCAATCTAATTTAGATTCAACTAGTCCTTTTAGTTTAAGTAAACAAGGCGACATAACTAATTTACAATTAGATGCAAGTTGGTTATTATTGTTTGTTACTGACACAGTAACTTATACTGTTTCTACAAGAAAACTACGATATGTATTTGAAAGCGCGGCGCAAATTAGATTTTATTTTGATAACAACGAGCGTGTTTACGATAACGTATCTGGTACATTATTAACTGATAGCATTAATGTGTTAAGTGTCAATACACAGCCGAGCCTTGCTATTCCTTTTACGTTCGACCAAAAATTTAAAATTACTAGTCAGTTCATTGGATTGGACGGATATGTCGACACTAAAAAAATTGTATTAACATTCAGCGATAAAGATAATACTGGTATAGTCCAAGATCCTGATACATTTAATAACGTTGTAATACCTACAACAACTTTTAATCTAACATCAAATTATATTGTTTTAGAAAAATATACCGTAGAAACTGGCCAAGAAGATTATAGATATATTTCTAATGACAATAGTAAAGTAATTGTATTACAAACGCAACCTACAAGTCTTTCTCAGTATAATGACGGACAATATTTTTATTTTATAGATGCTGACGCTGTTGCAGTATATAAATCTGCAACATCCGACTTAGTTGCAAGTTTAGATTATAAAGTATTTTTAGGTAGAGATAATTTAAAATTTCAATATACTCATAATGCTAGCGACACACATCGTATAGATCCAGGCATTAGCAATATAATGGATGTGTTTGTACTAACCAACAGCTATGATTTAGTCTTTAGACAATGGTTAAACGATGTTATTACAGATAAACCATTGCCGCCAAGTAGTGACGAATTAAACAATACATTTTCACCTAAGCTAAACTTGATCAAAACCATCAGCGATGAAATAATTTATCATCCTGTAAAATATAAAGTTCTATTTGGCTCAAAAGCCGAAAAGAATTTACAGGCACAATTTAAAGTAGTAGTTAACAAAACTGTAGTGCTATCTGATAACGATATAAAAACACAAATTTTATCTGCAATCAATAATTTCTTTGCTTTAGGCAATTGGGAATTTGGAGATACTTTTTATTTTACAGAAATGGCAAGTTATGTTACGGCACAAGTAAATCCTGCTATTGTTAATTTTGTCATTGTTCCTTCTGCTAATTCATTATCGTTTGGCGGTTTATTTGAAATAACAGCAGGCCCCGATGAAATTTTTATCAGCGGCGCAACAATTAGTAACATTGACATCGTACCATCTATGACATCTACAACTATTAATAGTTTAGGAAATATTACATTAAAATCAAATGCTATTGCAGTACAAGCATTAACAAGCTCAGTTTACGGAACATCTAATGTCTGATAATAAAAATCCAACAGGTTCAAATAATTATTCTATGGTAGATTTGCTACCAAATTACTATAGAACTGACGCCAATAATAAATTTATACAAGCAACTATAGATCAGCTGTCACAAAAAGGCACGGCCAAAAAGATTACCGGTTATATTGGTCGTCAAAATGCAAAATCAGCTAACGGTTCAGATGTGTATATTGCATCACCAAGCAAAGATCGTCAAAGTTATCAACTAGAGCCATCTGTAGTTATTAATGATACTACCGGTAATACTACCTTTTTTAAAGATTATCAAGATTATATTAATCAATTAAAAGTATTTGGAAGCAATGTTGCCAACCATGAAAATATTAACCGCCAAGAATTTTACTCTTGGGATCCGCATATCAACTGGGATAAATTTTCTAACTTTCAAAATTACTACTGGTTGCCGTACGGCCCGGACTTAATTAATATTACCGGTCAACAATTAAATGTTACTAGCACATATACTGTATCTATATCTCAATCTGCAACATTACAAAAAGAATATTTGTTTACGCCAAATGGTTTAGATCGTAATCCAACAGTTACATTATATCGAGGTCAAACTTACTACTTTGAAATTAATAGTCCTGGCGAACCGTTTAGTATTAAGACTGCTCGTACTTTAGGATCTTCTGACAGATACACTGATGGAAAATATGTAGATAATTTTGCAGTTGAATCAGGTAAAATTAAATTTGTAGTACCTTTAGATGGCCCCGACACTTTATATTATCTAAGTGAGCGTAATGCTGACTTGGGCGGCCTTATTAACTTTTTAGACATTAACGAAAATAGTTATATTAATGTTGAAAAAGAGTTGTTAGGCAAAAAAACTTACACTTTGTCAGACGGTACACCGTTAAGCAATGGTATGAAAGTTGCCTTCCGTGGTAACGTAACACCTGCACAATACAGTAAGGGAGAGTATTATGTAGAAGGAGTAGGTACTGCTATTGCTTTAATACCAACTACTGTACTTGAAATCATTAGTACATATACTCAAGACAAAGCAGTTAACTTTGATTCTACATCATTTGATCAGTATCCGTTTGCGGCCGCAACATCGTTTGCCGGAATACCTGATTATATTACTATTAATAGAACAAGCAAAGATCAAAATCCTTGGAGCAGATATAACAGATGGTTCCACACTGATGTTATTACCGCTAGTGCTACATTCAATAAAAAATTAGCAGATTTTGATCAAGCTAGCCGTGCAGTACGTCCAATTATTGAATTTGAACCAAATTTAAAATTATTCAATTTTGGTAAAATTGCGATTGCTGATGTTGACTTGGTCGATGATTACACCACTGATGTGTTTAGTGTTATTGAAGGATCTGCCGGTTACAGCGTGGACGGTGTTCAGCTAACTCAAGGTATGCGTGTTGCATTTATAGCAGACCCTGACATCAACGTAAAGAATAAAATTTTTAAAGTTTCCTTTATCAATCTTGAAAATTCAGGTATTGGTGTTCCTCAAATACGATTAATATTAGATGAGACACCCGTTGTTAACTCAAATATGTTGGTAAGACAAGGTGTTAACTATCAAGGTTATAATTTTTGGTTTGACGGATCTACTTGGGTATACAGCCAACAAAAAATAGTTGTTAACCAAGCACCGTTGTTTGATTTATTCGATGACTCGGGTTTAAGTTTTTCTGAATACAGCGGATCAACTTTCAAAGGTACAAAACTATTTTCTTATAAAATTGGAACAGGCACGGTCGACACTGTTTTAGGATTTAGTTTAAGTTATCAGAATATTAATAATATTGGAGATATATTATTCTCTTTTAATTTATTAATTGATTCTTTTAATTATAAAGACAACGATATTTTAATTACAAAGATTGTTAATACAGGGTTCTTGTCTCGATTGACATTCACTAATACTAGCGAATATGTCAACGGCTGGCAAACCAGTTTAGTAACTCGTTATCAACCAGCTGTTAGAATTTATAAAAATTCTGGTTTAACAAATAATTTTGCATTAGATATCTATGACAATAAAACAGATTTATTAGATTTAGAACTTCGATTATACATTAACGGTCGCAGACTAAATCTATCTGCATGGAAATTAATAGATGCAGTAAATTATAAAAAAATTAAACTATCTAAAGATATCGCTACGACTGATGTTCTTACAATTAAGGCGTTTGCTAAACAACCAATTAATAACAACGGATATTATGAAATTCCTATCAATCTACAAAATAATCCTTTAAACAAAGACATAGGTAATTTTACACTAGGGGAAGTTACAGATCATTTAAATTCTATTATTGATAATATCCAAGGAATTTATGTAGAAACAGATGTAGGCGCAAACAATTTAAGCGATTTAGGAAATATTACCCCTTACGGTACAAAATTTGTACAGCACAGCGGTCCAGCAAGTTTAGCATTGTATCATATCACAAGCGAACAAAATAATATAGTTCGAGCTTTGGAAAAGTCACGTGATGACTATGGTAAATTTAAACGTAGTTTTTTACTTGCGGCTAAAACTTTAGGTGTTGACACAGATGTTGTCACACAAGTTAATACAATATTAAAAGCATTATCTGCAAACAAAACACAAAAATCATCTTATTACTTTAGTGATATGGTTCCGTTTACAGGAAAAAAAGTAACAGAATATTCCGTAGTAGATGTTGAAAATAAACTATACCCGTTATCAGCAACGTTTGATAATACAGTTATATCAAACAAAGCAGTAAGTGTG